GGCTCGAGAGACCACGAACAATGTCGTTACCAGTTATCTTGCCCTGTGAGCCAAGCTTGCGCAGACCGCCAACTGTCGTATCAAGACCGGCGGCCAATGCTTCCGCCACGCGACCGCCCGATTCAATCACTGTATTAAGATTGTCGCCCTGCAACTTGCCAGTTGCCATTGCTTTGGCGAGAGCATCGATAACTCGTGCAGCTCGATCACCCTTAGCCCCTGACACGACGAGAGCGTTGTTCAACGCCTCAGTGTAGTTTAGCGATTCATCGGTGTTATATCCAAGCTCGCGAACAGCTGTAGCATTGGATAGATAGCTTTCGGCTGTTTGGGTTAGATCTGAATACGTACGGCGAGCCATGTCGCCGAGACGGCCCATGACCTCAGTACCTTTATCGATCGACCCTGCGGCAAGATTGACGCGGGACGTCATATCCGTCCACGTATCAGTCATCTTGCGAAGCTGATCGACACCCAACGCAGCGCCTATTCCGGCGAGTGGTGCCGTGAGACCGCTGAACGATCGCGTGAAAATGCTGTCCAGATTTTTGTTCATCTGGCGGGCGCGTCGTTCAATCGCATTAAATTGGCGATTAGAAACATCGTTGGCGCGAGCCAGGCTTTTTTCAAATGACTTGAAGTCAGCGGAAAGCTGAACAACCAAACTTTCGAGGTCGGTTCTTGCCATACTCAACGATGTCCTGATAAGAAAAAAGCCCGCACGAATGCGAGCTTGGGGAAGTTGATGAAATTGTTGATTGGTGCAGCCTGCATCGCGGTTATCGCGTTCGTCGGCTACTATTTTTGGAATGAGTACCGGTCAGCAGACATGCAGAAAAGGCAGGCGTTCGCCACAGATTGCGGGAAAATTACCAGCAATAGTCCGACCTTTGACGAGGCTTACACCAAAGCAATCCCACAGGCGGAACACGTAAATCGTCTAAGGAAATGTCTCGACTTTTACGAGAGTGGGAAAATGCCAAATTAATTTGGCATCACCCAGCCTTAATCCAATCCCAAAGATCGTCCTTTTCGGACTCTGACAATTTGCCTGGCTCATCTGGCGTGTTTGCTTTGATGTAACCGTCAAGCGCTGCCATGTACTGCCACATCGACATTCGTCGAACGTCTTGTGGCGTATAGCCTAGAACTGCACCGTTTCCGTAGATAGCGGCAAATCTGATTTTTCCGTTGGGAAGGCTGTCGAGATTCTCCCCTCCTGACTTGCCGCCGCCTGCTCCCCCACCGGCTCGTCGGGCGCTCCCTGAAGGGCGGTTTGCAAAATCGCTATCGCAAACAAGAGATTCTCAGCCAAATCAGACACACGCTCCTTGACGTATCTCTGAACCAGCTTTGTGGCTTCAGGCGGCTTCAAACCGCCACCGATGAGCCCCTGCCTGATAACATCAGCAATCTCACCAGACCGGCATTGCTTATTGTGAAGCCGCTCAAGAATAACCCAGGGGCCCGCATCGCAGGCCTCCTGAAGTGCTTCGAGTTCGCTCCATCCAAGACGGAAGGTGTAGTCATCATCCGCCCAGGTTAGCTCGATTGATGCGTCACGGCTCATTATGGTGTAGCCGGGGTAGACGTACGAACCATAACACCGTCGGACTGCAAACTGACATTTAGCGTTGCGCGCTGGCCGTTGGTTGCGCCCGCCTCAATGCTTTCAACATGCATGAAGCCGGTCCACGTAATGGTTTTTGCAGGAAATTCCCACTCTACCTTAACTGGAATGGATTCGAGACTGTCGACCGCATCTAGCCAAACATCTACGCTTTCTGCCGCAAGTACGCCTTCACCACTGATACTCATCGAAAGGCTGGTTGCATCGCGCCCGACCCAATCGACCTTATCAGGATCGGTACAGTCCGGAACATTGACCTCTTCGAGGCCCTTGTTGATTGTAATAGACCGTTGCGTGAAGCCGCATGGGTTTTCGTAGACAATTGGGTCGGCATCGTTGCCGATAAGGACGCGGAATTTGCCGCCCTTGATAGTTGTTGCTTGAGCCAATGCGGCCTCCAACAAAAAAGGCCGCCTATGGGGACCTTAAAAGAAAATGAGTGGTGAAATCCGGCTGTGCGGGCTACGGCGTCTCAATGACGGCCGTGTATTGGATCGAAGCCTGATTGATGCCGGGAGCGCGGATATAGTCAGTCCGCCAATAATCGAAGGTGACCAGCGCGTTCATTGCGAGCGGCGGCTCCCATCGTCTAAGCGCCTTGGTGACGGCGTCAGCGATTTGCCGAACCTGTTTCTGGCTTGGCAGAGACGACCAGCAATTAATCTGGAAAGTAACGTCAACCGCATCAACGCAATCGGCGCTATCATCGGAAGATGAAGCGCTGCCGAATGAAACATATGGATAGGTCGCGGCCGGTATATTGCCATTAGGATCGGCGGGAGGATTGTCATAGACCTTGTCGACGCCGATTAGCGTTGTCAGCGCGGCATTCTGCGATAACCGCGCATAGATCGCGGTTTGAAGTTCCCATACCGGGTCCATCCATCAGCCTCCTGCGGCTACGGTTTTCGCTGCTTTGGTGATGGCTCGACGAATACGGCGTTTCGTTTCTTTGTCTTTGGCCCGCCAAGTCACGTAGAAGAAGGGCTGTTTTGCCTGACCGGGATTCTTCGTACCGGGAAACATGCCTTTGTTGGCAAAGCCTACTGTACCGAATTCAATCCAGCGCGCGTAGTAAGCTTCTTTGTTGCCTGCATAGATCGTGATCGTCCAATCAGCAGCAAGGCTGGCTTCGACGGTTGCGATAACCATGCTGCCCTTTGGCGCTTTGCCCCAAGTCCAGCCGATGCTTTCCCTTAGTGCGCCGTCATCTTCAGCAACACGACGTTTCATCATATCGACGATATCGTCAGCGCCCTGCTCCATAGCACCGCGAACCATGTCGCGAGCGACTTTCGGCAGGCGTTTGAATTTCTGTTCGAGTTTAGCAAGCCCCAGAATACGAGCACCGATAGCCATCAGCCACCGCCCTGCACGACAGCGCGCATTTCGATGTACTGATTAACCTCATCGGGGTTAGCACAAGACTGGATCTCGTAAAGAACGCCAGTTCGCTTGTTCCTCGCGCGCCATGACGGTGTGACGCCTCGTGTTCGCGGTTCACTGCGAACAACAAGCGTATAAGGCTGGATACCTTGCGTACGAGCGGCGATGTCCGTTTCGGAACCGAGGCGGGGCTGCAAACGAGCGGCGGTTTCGAACTTGTCGACCCAATCTTGGCTAGTGCCGCCGCCCTCGTCCCTCACCGCTTCACGCTGCTGAAAGACGACGATGTTGTTGAGCGCACCTGCGCCTTTACGTGTCGCCATCCTTCTCACCTTTTCTCGGAGTTTTCAGGCGAACAGCCTTGTTGCGTTCGATTGCAGCAGTTGCGCAAGGCGAAGTCACAAGGCCAGACCAGCCAGCCTTATAAGCAATCGTGACCTGCGGCAGTGGCTTCCAGTCGAAGTCTTCGGAGAAGCGGACGTGGGGCATTAGGACACCTCTTCTTCAATCCGCCAAACCCGATAGGCTGAAAGTAGCGCACGAACATGCCGAGGTAGCACCGCGTCTCCGCTCGCGCCCATGTCAGGCTCGCGATTTTCGTAAAGGTCTGCGCCGACGAGCAAGATTGCAGCTGAAACAGCGTCATTAACGACGATGCCGTCTGTAAGTGACGGCGTTTGACCCGCCGCTACGACCTCGCGATCGAGGTATTCAGTGACCACAGTTTCCGCAGCCACCAGATAGAGCGTTAGCTCGTCGTCTTCGTCGTCATGAAAAACGCGTAGGTGACGCTTGAATAAAGCAAGATCAATCAGAGCCATCGCCACCACCTTCAGGTGGTACTTCCGGCTCCGGTTCGGGCTGAGGATTTGGAAGAACGACCCCAGCGCCGATATAGCTGGCTACCCGCCTCTTACGCGTCTTTGTCAATACTGCCATTTGATTTCGCCTTTTGCTAGGGCTTGGTGCCATTGTCTGGCGTGCCGCCGTCCTCTTCTTTAGTCGCATCTGTCTTGCCAGCCAAAGACACAAGGCCCTGCGCTTCCAGCTGTCGAGCTTCGCCAGCTTCAACTTCAAAAGACGGGCTCTTGCGAGTTTTTAGATCTTTGCCGAGAGCAAAAGTCTTCAGTGCTTTGACTTCTAGAAAATCGGTCATGTTCTCTCCAATCTGGAAAAGGGGAGCCGAAGCTCCCCACCCCAATTAAGCGCCTTCGACGTCGCCGGTTACGAACGACTCTGGACGATAGACGGCGAATGCCAGTCGCTCTTCCGCGCGGATCGTGAACATGTTCTTTTCGAAGTCGTCGACGTTCTCGCTCGACAGCAACACTTCGATATCAAGACGATCAAAGATCTGTGCCGCGAAGCTGAACGCACCAGTGAGGAATTCACCTGCAGCCATAGCCTGCGTGGAAACCACTGGCAGGTTCCAGAGAGTTGGCGTCAGCGATCCCTGCGGATTGCCGATGA